AAAGGTAGAGCCGCATTTGTAAGAAAGAAACGAGCAGACCAAAAGAAAGCTGGTGATACGAAAAAAGGTGGTAATAGAACTAAAGGTAAAAAACCTACAAATAGCAAAACAGGGGCATAATAATGAATACCAGATTAAATAAAAAAGTTAAAAAAGATTTAGATGCATATTTCAAAGGGTTTAAAGGTTCAGACCCAGAAGTACATCACGGATTAAAACATATACTAATAGGTGCATTAACAGATGCCAATTTCCATAGTGAAGCTAAGCAAGTTCAAAATATGTTTCCTAAAGCAAAACAATCTAAGTATTATGGTAGAACAGATATGGAAGATTCGATTGAACAGAATCATGGTGAACCAATTGCTAAAGCAGCAAAATGGGATGGGTATGAGATTATAGATGCTATTTCATTTTTCGCATCAATGTTTATCGGTGGGCCTGTAGGTGCTAAAATTACTTCACTTAAAGAAGGTATGAACGAAAATGTTAAAATGTTTGTAAGTAGATTTATCAAAGAAGTAACTCACTCACATGAATATGAAGATATGAGTTCAATGGGTGAAGATGAAAATGATAAAGAAGAAATTAAGATAGGTGAATACCAAACTAAATACTTTCACGTTTGTCCTGGCGCATCATCACTATATGGTGATATAGAATCTAAGGGTGTTGATATGGATATGGCTGAAAGAAGTGTAAGATTACAAGATGCACTTTTCTTTATAGAAGAACACGTAGGTGGTGAAGGTTATACTCCTGATAAAGATTATGTAATGGTAGCTACTAATATCGCAAAGAATATTATGAAGATGGCTAAACTAATGGGATTGGAAAAAGAACACTCTTATATACAAGGGCATGTTGATACAATCATAAAATCAGTTGAAGGTAAGAAGTTAGAAGAAAGAGTAATCGAACTTACAGAAAAGAATACACCAACAGACCCAGCGAAATGGGCGGCATCTAAGGCAGCTGCTAAAAGAAAGTTCGATGTATATCCATCAGCATACGCTAATGCTTGGGCAGCTAAGAACTACAAAGGTAAAGGTGGTGGTTGGAGAACTACAAAGGAATCAGTAAACGAAGCAAATTCTAAATACCCAAATTTTGATTTAAACAAAAACATAAGATACCAAGATACAGTTATTACAAATGGGATGTGGAGATATACAGGTAGAGAATCAGGTGGAGCAGGTGTTTATAGAAATTTAAATAATGACCAATTTTTATCTTTTGATAGAAATGACTTTAAGTACTTTAAGAAACATTTGAAGAGGCATTTTGATATAGATGAATCAGTAAACGAAAATGATTCGTATTCAATCACAGATGATAAAGGTAGACACTTTTTACTTATAGTTGGTGAAGAACCAAAAGATTCTAAAGGAAAATCTGATTATAAAAAAGATGGATTTTACATTTCACCACAGAAAGGATTCAAAGGATTGATAACTGCGTATTTCAAAGATGAGAAAACTCTCAAAAAAAATATAGATAAGAAATATCATAACCAACTTGGTGAATCAGTAAACGAATCTAAAAAATTAAAAAAGGATGTATCTAACGCTTTAAATATACTTAATGATTTAGCTTCAATTTTATGGCAAAAAAAAGATAAAAGAAATGTTGTTATTGGTAAGGCGGTTGATACAATCGAGAGAACTATTAGTACAAGAGAATTATTTGATTTGGAAGAATCAGTAAACGAAGCTAAATCTATGGATATGAAAAAAAGATTAAAGGTTTACGATAAACTTAAAAAAGGTGATAAGATTACGATTAAGTATGGTTCATCAATGAGGGGTGGAGTTGAAAAGGAATTTGTAGTATCCAAAGGAAAAACTTTAGTTGGTAAAGCTCAAGTAGAAAGAATCATTCTAAAAAACCCAGCAAATCCAAAAGGTGTTAAGTATTATCTATATCAAAGAAACGGAAACGTAACTATGGCTATTGGTGATATGGCAGCTACTATCGAAGATATGCATGAATCAGTAAACGAAAGTTTAAATCATAATGATATGTACACTATGTTAGATATCGCTGCTGGGTATAGTTCAACACAACATGAAGCTGCAGGACAAATGTGGAGTGATGAGCAAGATTTATATGATTACTTAAAATCAGACCATATTCCTAAAAAATATCATAAGAAATTTTACAACGATATTAAAAGAAGATTCAAAGGTGTAAACGAATCAGTAAATGAAGCTAAAGAACCTGAAGTAATTACTCAATTAAGAAAAATTGTAAAGAATAAACAAAACGATTTGATTAAAGATACTAAGAGTGGTAAGAAGGTAAGAGTTGATATAAATTCAGCAAACTTAATGGTTCAAGTATATGATGCACTTAAAAAACAATCTAATAAAGATAAGTTTGTTAAGAGTGGTATCTTAATGATGGGCCATACGGCTTACAAACTTATGAAGAAAGAAAATACTTCTGAAGTAATTGAAGAAGCTGAATATCAAGGTAGAAAAGTAGAACTTAACAAACCAATGCAAGGTGATTCTAAAAAATTCAAAGTATATGTTAAGAACGAAAAAGGAAATGTTGTAGTAGTTCACTTTGGAGCAAAGGGAATGAACATAAAAAAGAACAATCCAGCTGCTAGAAAATCATTTAGAGCAAGAATGAATTGTGATAACCCTGGACCAAAATGGAAAGCAAATTATTGGTCTTGTAGAAAGTGGTAAATAGGTTTATTAAATATATTACCATATTTATAGTATAGAAAGTTTAATCAAAAAAGGTAAATTATGAACACATTATTAATTATCGTAGGGGTTGTAGCAGTTATAGCAGCAACATACGCAGTATTATTATACACTGGAAAAATCAAAGATAGAGATGGAGATTTTATTCCTGATGTAGTAGAAGATACAGTTGAAGATATCAAAGAAGATGTAGCAGAAGTAAAATCAGAAGTTAAACGTAGAGTTAAGAGAGTTAAAGAAGAACTTAAAGACGTTAAAGCTGCTGGTAAGAACTTAGCTAAACAATCTAAAGATGTAGTTGAAGCTGCAAAAGGTGGAAACCGAAAAGGTAGAAAACCTGCAAACAAAAAAAGAAAACCAGCTACTAAAAAATAAGAGTAGCAAATGGAAAAGTATTTCGGAAATTTTAAGAATCTGATAATCTTAGTATTAATTATAGTAATAATTTTTCTAAGACAATGTAGTGGTACTGGTGGGGTAGATGATACCCCATCCGAGCCTACTATTATCACAAAGGTAGAAACGAAATACGATACCATTACTAAAGAAGTTACAAAATACGTTCCTAAAATAGTTACTAGAATTAAAACTGAGATTGATACAATCAGACTAACTCAGAAAATTGATACTCTATCTATTTTAGAGGATTACTTCGCAAAATATGTTTATGAGGATTTTCAACAATTAGATTCATTGAATTTAACAATTAAAGATACTATCTCTCAGAACAAAATTTTATCAAGAAAAATAATCTACGATTTAATCTACCCAACAACCACTGTAACGGAAACAAAGTATATTAATAAAAACGAATTCTATGTAGGATTTGGTTTAAATGGAACAACTAAACAATTTAATTATGTTGGTGGTTCTATATTACTTAGAACAAAGAAGAAGCAGGCATTTGGATTGGGTATTGGATTAAACGACCAATTCCAACCAATCATATCTACTCAGTTTCTTTGGAAATTGGGAAAGAAATGAGCAAGAACATAAAAGAACTTATTAGGGAAGAGTACGTTAAATGTGCTAAAAACCCAGTTTACTTTTTTAAAAAGTATTGTTACATCCAACATCCAAAAAGAGGTAAGATACTTTTTGACTTATACCCATTCCAAGAAGATGTTATGGATGAGTTGGATGTACATAGATACAATGTAATCCTCAAATCACGTCAGTTAGGTATCTCAACATTATCAGCAGGTTATTCTTTATGGATGATGTTATTTCACGAAGATAAAAACATATTGGTAATTGCAACCAAACAAGAGGTAGCTAAAAACTTAGTTACTAAGGTTAGGTATATGCATGAGAACTTACCGAGTTGGTTAAGAGGTGATACCGAAGAAGATAACAAACTATCCTTACGATTACGAAATGGTTCAACAATAAAAGCAACATCAGCAAGTGGTGATGCAGGTCGTTCTGAAGCATTATCAATGTTGATTATAGATGAGGGTGCATTCATTAAAGGTATTGATGAGATATGGGCATCTGCTCAATCTACATTATCTACTGGTGGAAAAGCAATCGTACTATCAACTCCAAATGGTGTTGGTAACTTCTTTCATAAAACTTGGTTAAAGGGTGAAGAGGGTGATGGTTGGAATCCAATCAAATTACATTGGACTGTACATCCTGAAAGAAATGAAAAGTGGAGAGCAGAACAAACTCAACTATTAGGTGAGAAGATGGCAGCACAGGAATGTGATTGTGATTTTATCAGTTCTGGTTATACAGTTGTAGATGGACAACTACTCCAATGGTATGAAGAAACGTATGTTCAAGAACCAGTTGAAAAAAGAGGTTACGATAATAACTATTGGTTATGGTCACAACCAAATTATACAAAAGATTATTTAGTGGTTGCCGATGTAGCTAGAGGTGATGGGGCAGATTATTCAGCATTTCACGTATTTGATATTGTAAATGTAGAACAAGTTGCAGAATACAAAGGTAAGATAGGTACTAAAGAATATGGTAATATGTTAGTAAACGTTGCAACCGAATGGAATGATGCATTGTTAGTAGTTGAAAACGCAAATATCGGATGGGCAGTTATTCAAGAAGCAATTGATAGAAATTATAAAAACCTTTATTACTCATATAAAGAGTTTGGATATATAGATGATGATATTCATCTACAAAAAGCATATGATTTAAAAGATAAATCACAAATGGTGCCAGGTTTCTCAATGACTAGTAGAACACGTCCATTAGTTATCTCAAAGTTAGATACTTATATGAGAGAAAGAGTTCCTATTATTCGTTCTAAACGATTGATAGAAGAGCTTTTTGTTTTTATATGGAATGGTAATAGAGCTGAAGCTCAATCTGGATATAACGATGATTTAACAATATCATTTTCAACCGGACTTTGGGTTAGAGATACGGCACTTAAATTAAGACAACAAGGAATAGAACTAAATAAAAGAGCATTATCCTTAACATCTAAGCAGGGAGTTTTTAAATCAAATCAATCTAAAGCAAGTGATGCTTGGAAGATTAAGACTGGTAGAGGTGATGAAGATATAAGTTGGTTACTCTAAAATTTGGATATTAAAAATATTTTTTGTATATTTATATATTATAAGTGATAAATAAAGAAACGCATTATGGCAGATACTTCGTTATTCGGTAGATTAAAGAGATTATTCTCAACTCAGGTAGTTGTAAGAAGAGTCGGTAAAGATAAGTTAAAGGTAGTAGATTCTTCTAGATTACAAAGTGATGGTAATCGTAGAGGTTCAGCATACTATGATAGGTATGGAAGATTGCATGGTTCTAACTCAAGAAAGAATTGGCAAACATATAATGAACGATTTAACTACCATTCAAACAAATTAGAATTATATACAGATTATGAAGCAATGGATAAAGATTCTATTATTTCATCAATCTTAGATATATACTCAGATGAATGTACACTTAAAAATGATATGGGTGATGTACTTAGGGTTAAATCATCTGATGAGAAATTAAAGAAAACATTAAGAAACTTATTTTACGATGTGTTGAACATTGAATTCAACTTATGGTCTTGGGTAAGGGGTATGAACAAATATGGTGATTACTATCTTTACTTAGATATTGATGATGAGTTAGGTGTTGTAAACGCACAACCATTATCTTGTTATGAAACTAGAAGAGAAGAAGGTTACGATTTAGACAACCCATATTCAGTAAGATTTGAAGTAGAAGAACAAAATACAAACGCAATTTCACAAAGAAATAATACTAAGTTCTTAGAATCATTTCAAGTAGCGCATTTTAGATTACTTACAGATACAAACTTCCTTCCTTATGGTCGTTCACTATTAGAAGGTGCAAGAAAGACTTGGAAACAACTAACTCTTATGGAAGATGCTATGATGATTCATAGAATTATGAGAGCTCCTGAGAAAAGAATCTTTAAAATTGATATCGGAAACATCCCACCTGCAGAAGTTGATTCATATATGGCTAATATTATAGACCAGATGAAGAAAACTCCGTATATAGATGAAACTACTGGTGATTATAATCTTAAATTCAATATGCAGAATATGTTGGAAGATTACTATCTACCTGTTAGAGGTGGACAAAGTGGTACTGAGATTGATTCCCTAAGTGGAATGGAGTTTGGTGGTATTGATGATATTGAATACCTAAGAAATAGAATGATGGCAGCACTTAAAGTTCCAAAAGCATTTATTGGATATGAAGAAGGTGTTGAAGGTAAAGCAACATTAGCACAAGAAGATATTAGATTTGCTCGTTCTGTAGAAAGAATCCAAAAGATTGTACTTTCAGAATTAACTAAGATTGCAATTGTACATTTATATTCACAAGGGTATTCAGATGAGCAATTAGTAAACTTTGAATTAGAACTTACAAACCCATCTATTATATATGAGCAAGAGAAAGCAAACCTTTGGTCTGAAAAAGTTACATTAGCAAGTGATATCAAAGATTTAAAAATGGTATCTCAAGAATGGGTTTACAAAAACATCTTTAATATGAGTGAAGATGAGTGGAAAGAAGAACAATTTAAAGTTATCAATGACTTAAAGTTAGGATTTAGACACGAACAGATTGAATCAGAAGGTAACGACCCAGTTAAGACTGGAGAATCATTTGGTACTCCACATGATTTAGCTGTATTAACAACTCAAGAAGCTGGAGCCGGTGGTGGTTCTATGGGTGAAGATGCTGGTGGTGCACCAAAGGG